TTATTTTTACACGTGTCTTCTACGAGATTTTCTTTTGTTTTTTTTCTTTTTTCTTTTCTCTTTTTTCTTTTTAGTTTTCTTTTTAGTTTTCTTTTTAGTTTTCTTTTTAGTTTTCTTTTTAGTTTTATTTTTACGACGTCCTCCCCTCAAAGTTTCCATCTCGCAAGTTTGTTTATCTGCACCCTCTTCTGGACCGCTCAGATCGGCTTTTGCCGGATGACATTTTTTGTTCCGACTGCACAATTTTCCTACACATGATCCTCTTTTTTTACATAAATCCCAGCATGGTCTGTTGTTATAATGTTCACTGTTAATAATTCCCATTGTGGACACCAGACTATTTGCCCTTCTCTCCAATGGCTCATTGGATGTAGCGTCGGAACAATTAATTGTCCATCCATTTTGAAATGTACGAGTAGTTTCAGGGCGTTTACATAATCCTAGATCTGATTGCCAGCGACATTTCTGTGTCTTGCCTAAAAACTGGGTTGTCTCATTGACACATTCCTGACAACTTCTGTTCCTATGCTCATCACACACACTATCACCTCCTTTTTTTTTACGTGTTCTTCTTTTTGATTTTCTTTTGTATTTATTTACCATTATATATATATATATATATATATATATCAAAAATAAGTTTCTAACAGATAATCTAAATATTTTTTTGTTTGTGATAGGTTATCAAGATGGGTTGTATAATGTATAGTATTTTCAGACATAGGAAAACTTACTTTATATTTTTTATCTATAATAGATATATTTACTTGTCTATCAGGGTCATCTTTATAAAAAAAAGATAATAAATGATTACTATCTTTATTTTTGTGGGAATTATATATGTAATTTTTTTGCACGAGTGATTTTTCTTGATCTATAAACATTATAATATATTAAAGGGTTTGAACATTTAAACTGTTTTTATTATTATTTTCCGTCTCGTATATCTTTACAAGACTCATTATGTGCTCTGTCACTGTTTGTTGAGGATTAAATTTGATCAACTTACATATATCATACTGGTCGTGATATCTTCTAATACCAATATATTTATTAAATTTTTCATCGCAATATCCGAATGCTCTGAATGGATATAATTCAGTAACAGTTCCATGTATATTTACGGAAATTCTTTTTCTACCAAATCCAAAATGGTTATTATTTTCAAAATCTTCAAAACATAATTCTTTTAAACCTATATTTTCAATAGAATTAATGTTCTTACTAAGAGTATTATTCATATTTAATGGTATCGACATAGTAATACTTATTTTTTCATGTTAATATTTATATCAATTTTCAAATATAAAATATCTATGTATAAACTATATGTTAGGCGAATATATGACATTTATTAGTGAATTTAATATATTAGGACTTGCTATTGGTTTAATGATTGGTAGTAACCTAAAAGATGTAGCTGGTGATTTTATTGACGATATACTTATGCCATTTGTAAATCCTATATTGGAACAGATAATTAATGCAAAGGATGGAGGATTAGTTTTATCTATCCCAGGAACATCTATTAAACTTCATTTAGAAAAAGTGGTCTCTTCTTCCATTAAATTTTCTATTTTGTCCATGATTATTTTTGCATTATTAAAATTTGGTATCCAACTAAAAAAACCAACTCAATGGGTTTCGGTCAGAAACTTTAAAGAAATGCGAAAAGTTCTTGGAAAATAATTTGAAAATTTTTTGCACATTTTTTCTTGTAATATTTATTATATTAACATTAAATATAATTATGCTACATATATCTAAGAGGTATTTTCAACTAGAAAAAAAAAACATCACTATGAAAGGTAGTAAGATGAAAAAAATTGTTGAAAATTTTTTTCAACCTAAAAAGGGTGAAATAAGAGATATAAAAAAGGGTCGACAATTTGTTGTACAAAAAAAACTTTTTAAGAAATGTGGTTAATATTGGTTTAAATATCAACATTAGATTTCAATACCATTAGGTGATGTGAATATCCACGATTGTGGTGTTTGAGAAGATGATGGTGTAAATGAAAATTTTAATTTTTCTTGTTCATTTTCTTTTTCTATTTTGCGGAATTTTTTTACAGGTAATTCATTAATTTTATCGGGATTATTCATTAGATCGATGCGTTCTTTTTCTCGTTCATAAGCACTACAAAATGCACCATGTAGGCAAGGTGTATGTAATGATTTATAACAGTCAGTATCCATATGATCTGAACGCCCCATGTATTTTAAACCGGCACAAATAATTCCATCATTTGATGCTTCAGTTTGGTCGTTAAGCGCACGGAGAGAAATTTGTCTATTAAGAAGCATATTTGTATGGTTATTTAATTTGTCATATTTTTTATTTAATTTGTCATATTTTTTTTGTAATCGAAAAATTTGTTGGGTCATAATGTTTGATTTTTCTAAGGTTTCAACATAAACCCTATACTCTGTTGATAGTGCAGTAGTCAACTGTTCTTGAGTTAGATGTGTATTAGTGTCAATTGGGGTTCTGCACATGGGACAAGATGCATTTGTTTGTATCCATCTGTAAAAACACTGATTGCAGAAATGATGTTGGCATTTAGTGACCACATTATTATCCATATTTAAAGTTTTATAACATACAGAACAATTATATGATGAGTGTTTATTTTCAATATTATCGAGTTCTTCTTCTATAGGTTGGTCTGCAGGTTGGTCTGCAGGTTGGTCTGCAGGTTGGTCTGCAGGTTGGTCTGCAGGTTGGTCTGCAGGTTGGTCTGTTTCTTCTTCTGAATCAGAGATGACTGTACTAGCATCTGACATAGCATCTGACATATCCTCCTCCTCATCAGCATTCCAATCGTCAGGAATAAATTCAAAAACAGGATTGGAGTTATTTTCAACCTGGAAATATTGTCCGCTATCCATTGAATGTTATTGTTTTAATTCTTTTAATATAATGAAAAAAATTATATATAAATTATATTCAATTTTTTATTGTAAATATTTATTCAGTAAATTTTCAAGTTTCTGTCTCCAATTTGACTATGTTGTCACGTAGGTACCAAGATGCGTAATTCTTCTATGTTTGAAATATGAACAACCATTACAACAGTTACTACAATAAAAATTTCCATCGGTAGAGCGACATCTTTTTGATGCGATGTCAGAACAATTTGGACAGATCAGAACATCTGATACAGAGGATGTTTTTTGATTTGATTTCTTTGGATGTATATTGATAAAATGAGTTTCTAACTGTTGAATTTGTTTTTTGAGGATTGAATGTTTTTTTTCAAAATATTGAATTTGCCCACTCAATTCAGATCTTTGTTCCAGCATTTTTCTGATATACCTTTGTTCGGTTAGTTCTTCGGAATTGACTAAAATGGAAGAACGACACAGAGAACATGTATTATGTTCTTTCGTCCATTTCCAAAAGCAAGTATTACAAAAACTGTGTCCACATTCAGTATTGACACAGTTTTCTAGTTTTAGGTCATCATTGCATATAGGGCATTTCATAATTGGCAATATTTTTTATTAATTGTTAATATTTGGTTCAATTTTTATCATAATAAATATTATCATAGTTTGTATCATAGTTTGTATCATAGTTTGTATCATAGTTTGTATCATAAGTTGTACTTGTATTGGTGTATGCAAAAAAACAACTATGACATAATTGTCCCAATCCTTTAATAACACATGATCTGGTTGAAACAGGTTGATTTTTTTTTATAAATGTTTTATTTTTACAAATAATACATTTTTCAAATCTGTTCGGAGAGTATTTTTGGTTATCAGTCATATAAAATTGAATATTATTTTAATATTAAATAGTTTTTTCTATAACTTATAAAATGAATGCAACTGAATTGGAAATGATACGTGAGATGAGCGATGCTCCCACATTTATATTTATCTTTATGATTTTATGTATTTTTACAATGATATGGATACATGAAAATATTAACTCATTATAATTATATATGTATATTTTGGAAAATGAAAAAAAAACTGATATGAAGAAAAGTAACAAATATCAAAAAGGGTTATTTAAAATAAAAGGATTATTGTTTAAAAAACAAGAAGTCATATTGTTTGGTGTTTTCATTTTAGCAATACTTTTTTCATTTTATAGAAGTAAAGATAGACTAGAACAATTAAACAAATTATTAGCAAATAAATTTTTCACACTATCTTTAGTTGCTATTATTTGTTTTTCGAGTTTTATATTTTATTCGAATAAATATTATGAAGATGATAAACAATATATAAAAATGGCAACGGCTACAAAACACGCAATTATTGGATTTACTATAGGAATTTTACATCATTTTGAATTTAATGCTGCTCCATTTTGGATTATATGGCTTACTTCATATTATTTGAATTTCGATGAATAATTTATTTTTTATTGTATATTATTTTTCTTTACATCAATAAATGGGAAATATATTTACGAAAAAAAATAAACCATGTGTTGCTTTATTGGTAGAAGATAATGTCAGTTTGGAACAAATTACTATTGATTGTTTTGGTGATTGTGCTATATGTAAAATCAAGGGATTGGACGGTTTCCAGATTAATAATCTTGAAACCGGGTTATTAATATTTATTTGTAAAAAATGTTATATTACAGGTGGCAATTAAATTAAATAATCAAACCATTTAAAGGATCGGTGAGATGTATGTTTGTAAATAATAAAATAATTTTAAGGTGCGTTTTTAAATGCATATGAAAATTGATTATTGTTTTGGATTAATAATAACTAGTGTGGACGTAATGGTACGTGAACTGCTCGATTAGTTCAGTTGGTAGAACATCGGTCTTATGAGCCGAAGGTCATGGGTTCAAGCCCCATATCAAGCATTTTTTTTTGTGATTTTTCAGCATTCTATTAGATCACAGTATTTAGAGTATTCTTACATTATTGAAATACAATTAGCCAACATGCCCGAGTGGTCTAAGGGGGTCGACTTAAGATCGACTGTCGCAAGACGCGTGGGTTCAAACCCCACTGTTGGCAATGGCTCTGATAGCTCAGTTGGTAGAGCGCACGACTGTTAATCGTGAGGTCACAGGTTCGAACCCTGTTCGGAGCGTTTATTTTTTTTTGTACATTTTTTTTTGTTACCATAAATTGAAGTAAATTATTATTAACTACAACTATATTTAATAATAACGTTATAATGAAACTAAATTGGTTGAAAGTTCTTCTTTTATGTTCTATATTTGGAATATTCTGTGTAAAAAAAGTTTACGGGGAGGTGGAGGAGGAGGAGGGTAAGTGTGATATGTTTTGTGAGATACTTGCTCAATTAATTTCGTTTATTATTGGTTTAATGGTAAGATCTGTCGTAGATACTTGTATAGAAAACGGAAATTGTGGTCATGTTGTTGGAACTATTATTTTATACTTATCTATTTTTGTAGCAATATATATTTTGATTTATTTACTGTTACTTTTATGTGGAATAGATATATCACCACCCAAGTCTTCCAAAAGTAAATCCAAGTATAGTCTTAGAACAGGAGGGTTTGCTGCAGG